AGAAACTTTACCAATAGTAGTACGGTTATCTAAATGACCATTCTTTTTGGCACGAATTTCTTCCACTAATTCATTAAACGTTTTCAACTTATTCTTCTTTATGTTTAAAATATGCTGTTACTTGATCACCAATTGATTTTTGATAATCTTGAATTTTATCTTGCCAACGGGTAAGAACAGTTTCTTTAACCCCTGCTTCAAAAGCAACCAAATTTTCTGTTTGTGCTAATTTAATAATTTCTTTAGTTTCCATAATTACCTCTATTAAAATTGTTCATTTATTTTGTATCTTGGGTGACCTGATGCTTGTTCTTCAAGAATCTTATTACCCTCGGATTCAATTTCTTCATCTGTCATATTTAATACATTTCTCCAAACATATTCGTTTGAAAATGCTGTGCCAATACCTTTGGTCATAGCTGTATATAAATCCATTCTATTTATTAATATTTCTACTCTTTTTAATTCTTCATAATATGAATCAGTATTAAAGATACATCTAATATTATTTGACTGAGCATCCCATTCTTGAGCAGTTAAAATACCTTGAAGAATACATTGCATTTTTAAAGGTTCTAATAATATTGTTGAAAATTTACGTTGTAATTTTCTAATAAATTTGTTAAACTTTAATTCATCTCTATTAAGCTCTTGAGGCTTTGATACAGAATATTTATCATTTTGATCTAACTGGAATCTTCCTGGTGGAACATTCATTGATTCATATAAAGCTCTTTGGAAATATAAAATATCTTCTATTTCTCCAAGATTTTTTGCACCAGGAATTGTAGTAATTTCTGTACCTTTACTACCTTCTCTTCTAGGAACCCAAAAATCTTCCAACATACTTTGTGAATCATATGCAGTTCTTAGTGCACCGGTTCTGGTATCATAAGTAATTTTGTTTTTAAACTTATTCATAATGCCTTGAACATATTGTTCAGCTTTACCTTTAGGCATTGTACCAGTATCAATATAAAAAATTCTACGCTCAGGGGCACGAGATATTCTGTATATTACCGCAGCATCTTCTATTGAACGAAGAATGTTTGCAGGTTTAATAGTTTTGTGTAAATAAGATATTAAACTTCCATCAATATTTTTTAACCCACTATGAGCAAATACAATTGATTGAATAGGAATTTGAATATCTTGTTGTTGGCCTCTATTTAAAAAATATCTTGAAGTTTCTGCATCCATATATCCAGGTCTATAAACAAAATATTCATTATACCCTGTTATTACATCTATGCCTTGTTGTTTTTCTTTAACAACTATACGTACTTTTTCTAAATATCTAATATCTAATTTTCTTAATTCAGTAATAGCTTTTAATTTTTCATCAGTGATAATATGATAGGCTTGTCTGCCATCAATATACCATTGTCGAAACATTTCTTCACCAAAATAATTAAAATTATATAAATGTAAAACATAATCAAATTGATTACAAATTTTTTCTTTAATTGCATCACTAAATTTAGTAAAATCTAAATTTAAATGTACTAAATGATCTGCTTCAGATTGTACAACAATAGCTTCTTGAGTAATTTCTTCTATTGCTCTATCAACTTCAGACATCATTGATAGTGTACGATACTGATTAATTAGATCCTTTGTATTTTTAATATTAGGATCTATATTATAATTATATGCAACTAACCCACCAGAAGGTTGTGGGGAAGCTTCAACAACAATAGCTCCATCACGGTTTTCTGGTTCAACAAAAGATTTGCGGTTAATAATAGGGTCTTTTGATTCAATTTTATCAAAATTTAATATCTTACCTATAATGGTATTTTCAAACATAATATTCCCTCAATTCAATTCAATATTAACGAGTTGGTTCAAACCAATCTACACTTAATTCTACTCCAAATTCTGTAGTAGTAGTATCAGTTCCCCAAGCTAATGCAATTTCATCAATGGTTTTTGGCCACAAACCTTGTAAAGTATATTCTGCTGTAATATTTCCAGCTCTATCAAATTGACGAACTTGTGCAATTGCTTTATATTCAGCAGGTAATGCACCAGTTATATTTGTTCCTAAATTTTGAACCAGTTTTTGCCATTCGATAAATCTACGTCTTGCAACTTGATCAGCATCATTATAAACTGAAATTTTCCAATCATCAAAAGTACGATCACCGGCAAATTTAATTTCACGATTTTGATATGGTATTTTAAGTTCGCTTATTTTTGCAACTGGTAATGAGGCGGCAGTACAACGAAATTTAAAGTCATCCCCCATTAAAAGCAGATCAACTTCAAACAAGTTAGTTCTTGCAACATCACCAAGCACATGTTGAATGTTTAAATCTAAAGCCATTTTAATTCTCCTAGATAAAGGGAGCATTAGCTCCCTTATTATTTATGTTAGATATTAGCTACTAATAATTCTTGGAAGTTTGCACCACTATTAGTGGCAACAAAATTCAATGTGATGTAATTAATTGAACGAGGTGGTTTAATATAAATTGTACCCACGAACTCATTACGATCAACTACAGCTGGTGGATTATTACGTTCATCACACCATACGAAGAAATCAATTACTCCACCACGACCTTTAATGATATCTAAATAAGCACTTGTTTCAAGAGCAAAAGAATTTCTAGTAAAGGTGGTATTATTTTCAAATAATTTTGATTGTGCAGCATCGCCAATTGATTTTTCTAATAGATTAAATAATCTACGAACATTAATTTGGCTGAATGCAGAGTTAACTGTTTGACCAGTTTTATCTCCATATAACACATTTCCACGACCTGTAAAGTTAACAATAGAGTTAACTCCAGCAGGATATAAAATATCACGATGAGTACGTTTAGTATTATATGCTAATTTAATAACATCTTTAACTTGTCCACGTGTAAATCCTGCAGGTGAATCCCATACATCTGCGATGCGATCAGTTAATGCACATAAACCTGCGCAATCAGCCGTGGTTCCGACCCAACGTTTACGATCATTGTATTTATCTTGTTGGAATTTAGCATTACCTTCAAATGAAACAAAAGAAGTATTAACGTTACAGTTAAACTCTGCTGCATCACCACCTTGGTAAAATCCAGTTCTCCATCCTAATACATTATCAACACAATCAGCAGCATTAGCTACACCAACAACTAATGATGTTGGTACTGATAACCATGCTAAACAGTCACGACGGACTTCTGCAACGCTATTAGCAATGTATTTTTGAATTATTGAGGAATCTTCTACAGATTCGTTTGCTGCAGCTCCTGCAAATAATAAGTTAACATAAATTTCATCAGGATCATTAAAGAAATCCCAACCAGTTAAATATTGATCTACAGTAACTCCAGTATCAACACCACCACCTAAACGATATTCAGCAGATGTTGTTGGCCATGAAGCCGCTGATGCTTGGATATAACTTGAAGATTCATTAGTAAATACATCATCAATATACATAGAAGATCCATATATATCTTTATCAGATGGATTTGTTGAAACAACTAATTTTTCTTGAACTTCACCTTTATATCTTACAATAACCCCATATTGATCTGTGGTTTGTGGTTGATTATCAGAGAATAATCCCATTGCAACAGTTACTGTTCCACCTAAATTAGCAACAGGAATTGTTACTGAGCTATTACGGTTTGCATTGTAATCTGCATATGTAATTACGTCTACTGAAATATCATCACCATATGCACCAGGATACTTAGCAAAAATAGTTGGTAAACTTGCTGAGTTCATAGCAGTAGATACCACTTCAATTGCTGCGTCGGCAGCATTTGTATTTGGGAAATATATATTTGAAGTACGATTAACAGTTGCTGTAGCGGCGGCTGCAGTACCGTGAGCATCATCTATAGTAAGAGTATAAGTTTCTTCTGGATCGTTATCAACCATAGCTTGAGTAGGAATATAAATTCCAGTAATTTGCCCACCAGCGCCTACTGAAGATACATATCCACTATTAAGTAAAATACTATTATCAATACCAGCTTTGGTTGTTGTAGTTAATAAAGATACGCCACCTTGTGTAACGTTACTATATTTAGATTGTGAACCAACAGCATCCCAAGTAAGTTTAACATCTGCTCCAATTGAAATTCCAGCAACAGGATGTCCGATATCAGTATCTAAATATGTAGCCACATCATCAGCAATTTGAGATGAGGTTAATATATAACCTGCAGTATTAATTGCACTAGTATATGTAACATTATTCTCAGCAGTAATTTCATTTACTTTGCTTGTTGATCCTAATGCAGATCTAGTAGCAGTAATTAAATTACCTCCACTTGCTATTGCAGTAGAAAAAATTGGAGACGCTTGTAGTTGAGTTGCAAAAC